TGGCGCGGCGGGGCTTGGTCTCGCCGTTCCAGGCGGAGCTGGTGAATCCCGCGAGTCTCGATGTGAGACTCGGTGAAAATCTGCTGGTAGAGGTGCCGGAGGTGCCTGCGTTACTTCCGCTCAGCATTGCTGGGCATACGCAGGAAAAGCCGTTCATGCTCCAGCCCCACGAATTTATCCTGGCCGAGACTGTGGAGGAGTTTGATCTCCCGGATTGTGTCGCTGGGCAGCTGGCTCTGAAGTCGTCTCGTGCCAGGGAAGGGATTGAGCATCTTCTGGCTGGGTATATCGACCCCGGTTACAAAGGGCGGCTAACGCTGGAACTGCAAAACGCTAGGTCCATGCACGCTGTGCCGTTGTGGCCGGGGATGCGGATCGCGCAGATTGTGTTCCACAAGATGTCGATGCTGCCCGGTAAGAGTTATTCGCTCACAGGGCGTTATCACGGCGACACTGCTGTTCAGGCTTCCAAGGGATGACCGATTCAGTCAATAGTCCCAGTCATTACACGGCTGGGAGCGTCGAGGTGATCGACGTGATTGAGGATTGGGTGAAGCACGCGCCTGATGCTGTCGTTGGTGGTTTGCATTGGCAGGTCATCAAATACGTCAGCCGGGCGTGGCTTAAGAAGGATCCTTACGAGGATTTCTGCAAAGCCCGCTGGTACTTGAACCGCTTGATTAACACTCTCGCTACTGAACCTTACCGAAAATGACTGGTTTACTTTTACTATTTTTGATCTTTTTCTATGGTGTTGCTGCTTTTGTTTTTGTACTAGCAGCTATCGGTTTATGGTTGACTATCGAAGACATGCTGTATGAGCGGAAACAGCGGAGGCGACAGTATTGAGGTACTGGTGGCGGATTGTCGCCAAGGCGTTGGGTGAGAAGGCGCACCAGCACGACCGGATTGCTGATCAGGTTGCACTGGTGCGTTTTTGTATCTTGCTGGCTTACATGACTACAAACATTTTCATTTGCGCAGGAGTTATTAGGCACTGGAATGGCTGAACATTGCACTCACACTTTCAGAAAAATCATCAACACGCACGTATGGAAACACAAACCTCACCTGCGTACTTATAGGTTTCGGTGTAGATCCTGCGGGCATCGCTGGAACGTTTACTTCGACAAGGTTGCTAACAAAGAGGTGCAGTTGTCGTTGCGGGAGCTGCCGGTCAACCGCCGCAGGATGACGCCTAAGGAGGTGAAGATGATCCTGGAGGATTGGCGTTTTGATGACACCTTGGCTGAGGCGTTAGGTATTTCGCGCCAGTCGGTTCATTCGATTCGGACTGGGCGGACGTACAAGGAAATGTTTCCTGAGATTCCGCGTCGTCGGTTAAAGCAGCGCCAGCAAGAGGGTAACGGCTGCGTCACTTGTAAGCATTGGCATGGTGATTACTGCGATCTCGGCATACCCGAAGGCGGTGAGGCTGGATTCTTTAGAGAGTGTTCTTGCTTTTCAGAATGATGGCAGTTTCGATCAACAGCAGGCCGTGCCAGCAGTGTGGTAAGCACACGACTAACGCAGTGCTTTGTATGAGGTGTTATCGCTCCAGTGCGGCAGGGTTAGAGGAGATTCGCATGGAGCGGTTGCGCCAGAGCTACAAGCCGCAGCAGGATGGGGGACCGTGTAAACAGTGTGTGCATTGGGGAAGGCGGTGTTTGCTGGGACTTCCCGAGGGTGGGACACTCGCGGCGGCGGTGCTCTGTTCTGCCAGGGAGGTTGATAGCCTGCTAGAGTAGTAGGGTACAAGTTGCCCTACCAGGCATGACAATCCTCCAAGGCATTGAGCACCTCCACACGCTCGATGACGCTTCATTTGTTGCGTTTGACGTTGAGACTACTGGGCTCCAGCCGAAGTTCGGTGGTCTCCGTCTTTTGCAGTTGGCGACTTTCGGTAAGCCTCCAGTTGTACTGGATTGCTGGAGCTTCAGTGATGAGGACTGGATCACGCTTGAAGAGTTCTGCAGCGTTTCGCGGCAGTGGCTGGCGCATAACGCGGTGTTTGATCTCGGGTGGTTGCAGGAGCACGAGATTTACCCGGAAGGCAAGATTTACTGTTCGATGCTGGCCAGTCGGATCTTGACGAATGGGTTGCCGAATCTGAAGCACGGGCTCCAGCACGTGGTGCACCGCTACCTCGGCCAAGACATTTCTAAGGAAGAGCAGAGAAGTGATTGGTCTGGTGATTTGCGCGTGGAGCAGATCGAATATGCGGCTAAGGATGTGGTGGTGTTGACCGAACTGTGGGAGCAGATCACCAAACGGATGGCGACTGGTGCATTGATGCCGGCGTGGGACCTTGAGTGCAAGGCGCTTCCGGCAATGGCGCAGCTTTGGCGTACAGGATTGCCGTTCGATAAGAAAATGCTGGAGCAACTGATTGAAGACTTAGACATTGAAAACGTCGAAGTAGGAGAGAAGTTTATTGAGGACTTTGATGCGGCTCTTCCGCCGGAACACAAGCTGCACCGGGGGCTTGATGGCAAGTTGTTGTACCAGACAAAGCCGGGACCGAAGGGTAAGAAGCCGGATCCCAATGTTTTTAACCTCAATAGTCCTGCGCAGTTACTTAAAAAGTTCACTGCTTTGTTGGGTGAGCCGCCGATGGATATGAAGAATAACAAGCCCAGTGCCAGTCGTTCTGCACTCCAGGAGTACGTGGGTGATCACAAGGTTGTGGCGAGTTACTTGCGGTGGAAAAAAATAGAAAAGCGTAGGCAGATGGCGGAAACTTTGTTGAAGAATTATTCGGTAGATGGGTTTATTCGTGCCAGCTACATGCAGCTTGGGGCTGATACCGGGCGTATGTCGTGCATTTCGCCGAACCTCCAGCAGGTGCCAAGAGATCCACGGTTTAGGGCTGCGGTGCAGGCTCCAGCTGGTTGGAAACTGGTTGTTGCGGACTACGGGCAGATGGAGTTGCGGCTTGCGGCAGCAGAAGCACAGGATGACTTAATGACTCAAGTGTTCCAGCGAGGGGAAGACCTTCATACGATGACGGCTGTGCAGATTTATGGGGTAGAGCCGGGTGAAGTTACGAAAGAGCAGCGGCAAATTGCAAAATCGGCAAACTTCGGATTGTTATACGGAAGTGGCGCAAAAGGACTCAGAAACTACGCAGCAGCGACCGGAATCCAGATGGATCTTGATGAGGCGGCGGAGGTGCGGCAAAAGTTCCACGCTGCATATAAAGGCATCTCCCAATGGCAGCGCAAAAATGCTGCAGCTGCTGATGCGGCTAAGAACAATCCATCTATCCGCATACGCATCTCGGGCTTGCGGCGGTTTCTACCGGGTGAGCACAACAAACTCACTACCCGTTGCAACACCCCAATCCAAGGGGCTGGTGCAGCAGTCCTCAAACTTACTCTTGGCAAACTGTGGCCGTTACTTCACGCCGACGGGGAAGATGTTGTGCGCCTGGCCGGCGTGGTGCATGACGAGATCATCCTGCTCGTCGCAGAAGAACACGCAGACACCTGGGCGCTCCAGCTGCAAACCGTGATGGAGGAAGCTGAAGCTCGTTGGTTGGGTGATATTCCACCGCTTGCTGAAGCTAAGGTCGGGGATAGTTGGCAAGAGGCCAAGTGATCCAGGAGGATTTTGAGTACCGCGTTCGGATGCACGCGCGGCACGGCGGTACTCACGATCTGTTCATCGTCGCTCCAGATGCTTTCTCCGCGAGGATGAAGGCACTGGAGCTTTGCCCTGATGACCGCCCGCAGTCGATCTTGCGAGTCTCAGATCTAGTCTTATGAGTCGCGCCCGCACGGGAAGAGAGTTGGTAATGGAGTGGCTCCAGCGGGAGATTCGGCTAGCGAAAACGGCGGATTTGCAGCGGGCTGCAGCTTTTTTGGAGTGGGCGCGGGATATTCGGAAAGGGTGTTCCAAGCAGAGGGGTGGGGCGCGGGTGGCGCAGTCCAATGCCTGGCGGAAACGGGTGGATGACGACGTGCGGTGGTGAGACTACTGTGACTCAGTATGCTATTGTGTAGCAGACTAGACCGCAGGCCATGCCCCTGAACCACGGGAACAAATTTTATTGCCAGCTGCTTATTGACCCCAATCGCTACAAGCTGGCGGAAAGTCTTGCGTCCCAGGAAGGGAAGAAAGTTACGGCGTATTTGCGAGAGCTGGTTTACGCGGGGTTGGCTTTGCGGTCAGGGGAATACAAGAACGCTCAGGAAGCGGATGAGCAGGCTTGGAAAGAGTCGGTGAAGCGGCGGGTTGAGGGAAGGATGCGCTCCAAGCAAGAAGGCACAGTGTCAGAAACTGACGCATGAGACTCAGTTAATTCCCGTTACAGTGCCAGCGGCACTGGAAAAGTGCACTACAGTTGCACAGTACACGCACAGGAGCGATGACTCGCTACGTGGTTATGGCCGGCGACCGGTGGGTCACGGCGGTCTACGGACCAGGTAATGGCATCGGATTAACAGCAACAAAAGAAGATGCGTCCAGCTGGGTCACTTATGAAAAGGCTGTCGCTGCGGCGCGAGCTGTTGCTGAGTGCACTAACAGTCTTGTTGCTGTTCATAGCGTCAATGAACCCACCTATCCCCAATCATGGAAGTAGTACCGTTTCAGGAGCAGCCGAATCCCGAACTGAGACTCGGTGAAGGTCGCTCGCGTACCAATGCAGCAGATACGCAGCTTTTTGAGCTGACCATCTGGTTACCGGGTCAGGGCGCCATGCGGGATTTGGTGCGGGCGGAGTCGCTTAAGCAGGCGATTGAGTTTGCGCAGAATCGTTACCCGAACTGCAAGGTGGAGGTGCCGTCAAGGGCGGCGAAGAAACCTATGCTGGCTCGTGCCAAAAACGGGCCGCGTGAATCAGCGCGGCGTCGTCTCAAACTCGTGGAGAAAAAGCGTGAGCAATCAGGTTCCTGACTGGGCGCAGCAAAGTTGGGGTCGCGTCATCGTGGACCAAAACCGCACTGATCTCCTCGAACAGCTGTACCAG